AGGCCTCTGCTGTTGTAGGTGTTAAATAATTAATCTCAATAGCCTTCATCTTCCAGTCGCTCAGTAAACACGGCTCAACGCGCTCTTGAATCTCCTCAAACCAACTTTTTTCTTGACTACTCACACCATCACTAAATGCCTCCTTCTGACGCCAGAGCACCTGGCTCGGCAGAAGGTCGGTTTGCTCAAAGGCCTTTCGTAGAATCCACTTCTCAACCTGAATCCCCTTCACAGGTCGCCGCCAGACAGTTGCAATTGATCGTGCAACGGCTACAAACTGTTTATCGAGGAAAGGAGTTCTCGGCTCCAGCCCATGTGAACTAATGGTTCGGTCACTTCGCAGCACATCATAGAAGTGTATCTCCTTCAGAAGTCGGTCGACTTCCTGCTCAAATGCCTGCTCACTCGGCGCCTTGTAGAAATAGAGATAGGAGCCGAACACCTCATCGCTGCCATCACCATTGAATACGACTTTACAGTCTGTCTGCTCCCTGATTGCCTTCGATACGAGCCAATTTCCTACACTGGCCCGTACTGTAGTAATATCATACGATTCAATATCATTAATGACCTGAGGAATTGCAGCAAAGAAATCATCTGCTGTCAAAATAACTTCTGTATGATCCGAGCCAATATGATTGGCTACCATCTTTGCATATTTGAGATCAGTACTGCCTGGCATTCCAATGCTGAATGTCTTGAGAGCAGGAAGACCTAGTTCTTTGAGATTCTTCTGTACTAAAGCCGCAATTAGACTGCTGTCAATCCCACCACTCAAGAGTGCTGCACACGGCCTCTCTGTCATCAAGCGCTTCTTTACAGCCTCTTCTAAGGCAAAGCGCAGAGCAGTTGCTGCAGTCGCAATACCCTTAGGGTTCGCTGGGCTATACGAAGGATTCTTCAGCCATGGACTTTGATGATATGCATACATCGAAAAATTGGAAGCATCGGATGCCTGAACAGAAGCCCAGTGACCTGGAGAGAATTGCATCACATTTCCGTGAGAAGATGGAATGGCTTTGCGCTCACTTGCAAGTACAATACAATTTGTTAGATGACCGTACAGATTGAGTTTCAGTGTTAGAGCACAGAAGTCATTAACTCCTGAGATACTAAAGTTTTTCACTGACGGCCAGGCTGCAAAGAGGGGGCGAACTCCATAGGGGTCACGGCCCCAGAGTAGATAGTCACGTTTCTCATCATAGAGAATAATAGCGAATACGCCATCGAGGCAACGAAAGAAAGTCTCAGGTGAATCACGATGTATCTCATAAAGAGGACCGAGGACTTCACAATCAGAGCCTGACGGCATAGGAATATTATATTCCTCTGCAAGTGCCTTTGCATTGTAGATTTCACCATTACAAATCCAGGTAATTCCATTTTTGCTGAACGGCTGCATTCCAGCAGGATTCAAGCCGTTAATGGCAAGACGAGTAAATCCGAGAGTTCCACATGACTTTTTTACAATGGCCATCGTCTCGGGTCCACGAGCCTTGAGGTTTGCAACGCATTTCTCGATGCCCGGACATTGTATAGTGCCGAAACAGGCAAAGATGCCGCACATTTCGTTCTTTCTATAGAATTGATTTCAGAGTTTTAGATAGAGCGCAATGGACTTTAGCGAATATATCAAAAATCTGCAATCAGGCACCCAGTGGATTAACTATCAGGCTCAGACCCTGACACCGCAGAGAGGCTATAACAATACGAGCCCTATCAGCACGCTTACAACAGCGACATATAAGTATACAGACTATGAGCAGCGTGATCTGATTGCGCAGGGTCGGTTTTATCTAAGTACGGTAAATGTCTACACAACGAATGCTCAGTAGGGCTAGTATGGTGGTCTATAAGACAAAGGCCGAACGTGTTCAAGAAGCAGTGACCTTATTAAAGAAACTTCAAGAACTTGGTATTCATGTATCAGATCCCGGCTATAAACAGGCCAAGACATTCTTAGACACATGGATTAAGGACGGTGAGGAAGCGACACATGAATTCTGGTTTGCTCGATATGGACGAAAGGCAGTGATTGACCTACCCAAGCGTGTTGAAAGGGCGGCGACATTGAAACTGCTTGCACCTGTTGTCGAAGAGGAGGTTGAGGCTAACGCGTGAATCCTTAATAGAAAAACTCATTCATCATAGACAAGAGTCGCTGATGAATGCGACAAATGTAACTAGCGAAGGGCCTCTTTACGAGCTTGTTTCACGCGGCAACAAAGACGCATACTTTATTTCAGATGATGCAACTGCACTTTTTCCATATGATAATCGCTATGAGCCGCAGGCCGCGGTTATTCATGAACTGCGTCGCATCCCACCTCTTCAGGCGACTGAGTTTGGCCGTTCCATTGAATTTCAATTTGAAGTGGCTGGAGATGTAGTCATTGAACCGACACTGGTGATTGATCTACCTACATGGCTCCCTATGACACAGGCTATTCTGAATGGAAATTCAGTCATTACCGACTTATCAGGTGTCACCTACGGATATACCCGCGGTATTGCGTATTTTCTCTTTGAGAAGATTCAGTTTTTTCAAGATAGACTTCTCGTGCAGGAATGGAGCGGCGATGAACTCTTTGCAACAACTCGCAGTCGTGGATCACTCGCATCCGCATTTTTAGAGAATGCACTCACGGGTGTTCATAGCGGCTCACCACTCTCAATACAACGGAATGCAACACCTGGTCGCCTGCGACTGGCATTACCTCTTGTAGGTTGTCAGGATGCAGATGATGGCGGATTTCCTCGTATCTGTGCAACGGAACAGGCATTTCGCGTGCGCTGTGTTCTGCGGAAATTGGAGGACCTCGTAGAAGCCTCGGATGGGCGAGCAAAGCCTACGCCTTGGAACCGTAACGATTTCCAAATTGTAACTACAGCAGGTGGTACCCCTCTACAATTTACAACACTGGGTCGGTTAGATATTCCTGCACCGACCATACAATTGGAGACTCGTCATATCTATACGGACCGTGAAATGCAAGATTCTATGCGCAGTAGTGTGCTTACAGTGCCGTTTGAACGACTCTATGAGAATAATTTCACACAAGGGCAAATTGATTATGCGCCTTTGACGCGGAATGGAACGGCCTATGTGACGCGTCGCCTTGATGCAGACCATCCTGCTGCACGCATGGTCATGACATTCCGTACACAACCTGCGCTACTCGCCAATCAGAGGTGGCAGTATACAATGGATGTGAGTGGTGGACAAGCGTATAGCGCATTATCGCTTATTATTGCGGGTCGTGACAGAGAGACATCATGGGATTCACTCGTATGGCACGAGTTAGTGCAGCACGCAAAAGAGGAGCGCGACTCGGGATATAATATCTCTTTTATGAACTGGGCTCTCGGTGACATCGTAGGACGGATTGCTCCCTTTGCACGGCAATTGGAGGGATCCATTAATTTTACGACGGCTGACAGGCCTACACTCTTAATTACGCTGGCTGCGCTGCCAGGGTCACCCAATACATATTTGGATGTCTATGTGGAGACATGGGCGGCATTAGAGTTTGAAAAGGGTCGTTCAGCCTTACTGTTTGGTAACTAATTGCGGCGAGTGCGATTCTTGCGGGCATTGGGCTTACGATTCTTGCGCGACTTGCCGCCCTTCTTGCCAAACATGCCCTTGGCCATATTCGGCATTGAGCCGAGTACCTTGTAGCCTGTCTTCGAGCTGCCAATCTTGCGGTCGAAATCCATCTTCAGATCGGCCGCAGTCTTTCCGCGCGCCTCAAAGTTCGGGGCTCCACTCACCTGAACAGGGACAATCAGATCGCCGTTATCGTAATCAAAGTAGACTACGCCACGGCGGGCTAGGCCCGTAACAGCCGCAACTTGCTTGACCGCACGATTGAACATACCAGACATTCTATACTGAGTGTAAAGATTTAATAAAAGGAGAGATCCAAGTAGGATGAGGGATACGCTCTGGGTCGGATTTCTCCTAGTTTTAGTGTTCGCCTCAAATTATTTTGTTCAAGTACT